CAGGCCTTTTCCGCTCACCTTGTCTACTTTACCGGCCAGTTGTGCCATTATGGTCCCTGCAAAGTCAGCATCATTATTCAGGGAATTTGCAATCTCCTGCAATGTGTCCAAAGCTTCCGGAGCTGCTCCAATTATTGCCTGGATTCGTGCATCTGTTTCCGATTTGGTGTAGGTGTTTTCTTTGTCCGCTTTTTTATTAAGTTCGGTGTCTACATACGTTATATTGGCCTTTGTGCTTTCAAGCGAGGCGGCTTTATCTTTTAATTCACTTACTTCCGCATCATTGGCCGCCATATACTCATCCAATGCGTTAATCGCATCAATTACGGCTTCCTGCACCAAATTGATGTCCTCGGCTTCCACCTGATCACCGGAAGTCTCGTAAGTCACATATACCTTCTCACTGCTGCTGAACACTTTCAGCCTGGTTTTCCATGGGGTTTCTGAGGGTGTAGATATAAAGTAGTTTTCAACCATCTGCCCGGTAAATTTGGGACCGGTATATATGGTTATTGACTCCTTATTGACATTATCATGGTCAAGATACCCTTCCCATACTCCGTCAGTAATTACTTTTTCTTCTTCAATAACGTATACACCCTGTTGCTTTTTATTTAGTTTTTCCGTAAACAACCTACATCACCCCTAACTCCACATGGAATACAGGTATCTCTTCTTCTCCTATCGCTACATTCTGAACAGCTCCATTTAATGTCAAACCTGTGTAGTCAAGCACACCGTCAGTATCAAATAAGAGCTTTCCAATTAACGCATAACTGATATAACTGTCTTTAAAAACAATCCCCTTCCTATATTCCTCCAATAATTGCACAAACTTGTCCTGTACTGTCTGGATGCTGTACCCAGCATTTAAATTTACCTTTGCCGCAATATTTATTTCTGTTTGTGAAGGACAGCTAACCGTTACCTTGGCTCCTATCGGCCTTACCGATTCAATATAGTCGTAAACCGGCTGAACCAACAGTTCATCTGCGGCCATATCACTGTCAATAACCAATACCTTCACTGTACCCGGCCCGTTCCACAAGGGAATCGCCTTCGCATTGCCCACACCCGGCACCTCCAAAGCCCATTGTCTGTAATTGTCTGCGTTACCGCTGGTTGAAGGCCTTCGCAGGTAGGTATAGAATCTGGCCCGCAAATTATCGTCCGTTTCTTCGTCCTCACCGGAAATTATTATATCGGTAAGTTCAGCCTTGACGCCGTTCACGTTGTAAATATTTTCAAGAGTGCCTGTATACCTGTTACCGATTTCGCCTGCCTGCTCACACTGGGCCTTATATTCTGTGTCCGATATTTTTTCGGTAATGACATATGTCGTATCGTTCAATCCCCATCTTGTTCCTACATCAATTGCTCCGGAAGTCTTAACCTTTCTTATAGCATATGTGGCAGGCTTTCTTTTCAGCCCGTAATTTGCAACAACACGATCCAGGTATTCTCCAACTGCAGTGTCGCTGGACACCAAATCAATAAAATTATTCAGGTTGAAATATGCTTCCGCAAGTTTATAAGCGCAGGGAGCAATGGCATCATATATTACAGAGCCTTCCCGTTTATCCACATCGGAAGTCACTCTGCTCAGCATGTCAGTCAATATATTCTCATAAGTCATGTTTTCAAACATTAAATCGTCACCTCCTTGTTTGCATTAATTTCACCAAAAATGCTGGTGACTTTAAAGGAGCAAAGCATTTCATCACCTTCAACGGAAAATTCGAAATCACTTACGTCTGTAATTCTTTCGTCCCTAAGTAAACACTCCGTTATCTCCCTTTGCAGTTCAGACTTTGCATATGCGGGATCTTTCCCGATAAGCCGCTCAATATTTATGCCATAAGAAAAGCTATATATCGGGTACTCATACCTTTCAGTATTCAGTACCTTATATATAGCTTGCTGTAGTGCTTCCAGCCCATTAATATGCCCCTGTATTTTATTGTCGTATAGTTTGTATGTCTTGCTGGTTTCAACCTGTTTCGTAATTATCAGGTCTGTTGCAATACTGTTATCAGGTATCATCAGCTATCACCTCCAGAATATAGAACTGTTGACCGCCGTGATTTCGCAGCAATCTGACTTTTTGACCCGGGCAAACAGTGCTTTTAAGGTTTCCGGTGACAAGCTTCATAGGTATGGGCGGCTTATTTTCACTTATCCGTATTCCCCCGTCAGTTACGGTGCCCGTCATGATGCAACAGAGTTTAATATTATCCAGGTAATTTTGTATTATTGTTTTTATTTCATTTATCAAATTGCCACCTCCAAGCTCATGGTATGCACCGGCATAAAATCGTGTGTGACAGATCTGACAATCAGCCTTTTGTTTACGCCTATATCCCCAATACTTGCATAAAAGCTTGTTCCTGCCCTTACGCTGGTATCTCCGAGGCAATTTAAGCTCAGTGTTTCCACTTCGTGGTTGTAGAGCTTCAGCAGCATTTCCGCCTTGGAATTTGCCTGTGCTTCATTTTCCACTTGCACTTTCTCAAAATATTGCAAAAAGCCATACTTTGCAACAGAATCCTCATCACCTTTTACGATTGGAATACTCTCTGTTTTTTCATTACTTCCCGAATCCCCTTCTTTTTTAATTTCTGCCTGTATTTTTATTACATTGTAGAAATCGTCATCTATGGATTTTTCATACTCGAAGTCATAAGCCAGACTTTTGTCCCCCAGTACCAGGTCAAGTTTCAAATTCTCAATATTCCTTAATGCCACACTCCCGAATTCATCCCTGAGTACATACCATTCACCTTTATTGGTCAGAGTCTCATCGATTGCCGAATAAATAATATCCAGCCAGGTTTTGTCATCATAATAGCCGGTGGCAAGCACATATCCGGAATCGTCCAATATACCCTGCCGCAGTTTGAAATAATTACACATCTTTCTCACCAGGGAACTTACCGTATCACCGTCTATTGCCACCGTATCTTTTGCTTTGGCATAGCGAAGCTGGTCATAAGCCGTTACGGTAATTTCACCGTTTTTGTTCCGGCTATGTTTAAACACATAGCCATAAAAAATATCAGCGTCATTGTATTTGAAGCAGACCACACTACCGTTACGAAGCTTTAAATCGTTATCCACATATGAAAAGTCGAGCTTGCTGCATCCGTCATTCAGTTTATCTTCATATGATACGGATTTCACAAGCTCACTGATTTCATATATCTTATCATCTGCTTTTACAATAAATTCCATATTCATAACGGAATCACCAGCTTTTGCCCCGGATAGATTAAACTTGGATTTTTAATTAAATCCTTGTTGGCTTCAAAAATTTTTGTGTACTTGGCTCCGTCACCGTAATACAATTTAGCAATGAACCATAATGTATCTGAAGGCTGTACTATATATGTGTCATTGCATTTTGGATTGCTTTCTTCTGGGGAAGTGTTCTCATTTACTACTACCGCAGTTGTAGGAGAAGTCTGCTTTACGACATAAGGAGGCCTTTTCGCATAATTCCGGTATTCCACTAATTTAAAACTGACATACTTATCTCCTTCCTCTCCGGCTTTTTCTGTTATTGTCAGTTCTTCAATCAGCACGAGGGAATTGATATTAAAGCTATTGCTATACACAATAAATCTGACAGGCGTCATTTCTTCTCTCCATTTTTTAAACAAATCCAGATAAAAGTCTGCGTCTTTAAATCCACCGGAAGTTTCGACATAATGCAGCCTGTCATGGGGCAGTTCACATTCAAAGCTGTAGGTTTTCAATTCCATATGGGTAGGTATAGCAATCTGACCCAGTTTCAATATCTCGTATTTTTCTATTGCCTGGGTGCTGGATACCTCAATTTCTTCCGGGTTAACAGGAAGTCTGTATGTTATATTGTTATAATCAAAAAATATACCATAGTCGCTCATTATGCATAAGCCCCCTCTGCAGCCATTGCTATCTCCTCCTCCAGTATTTTTTGTATCCTGCCTGCAACCTTTTCGGCATCTGCAGTTTCATGTACATCTCCGAATGTCACGGTAATGGTTGGTGCCAGTGTAGCAGTAGTAAATTGGTTGATGAAGTCTCTCTCTGCTATTTCACGAAGGCTCTTAAGGTCATCATCGGACATATTAACATTTAATTCTCCATTAGGTTCGGTTCCTTCAACAACTAGCGGATTATTTTGAGTACCAAATTGACTAAAATCAAACATTCCGCTATTTTCTGTAAGACCATCTGTCAATCCGCCAAATACATCACTCATATTGCTGTACAAGTCTACCCCGATGCTGCTTCCTTTTATGGCAGCATCTTCAAAACTGACAAATTCTTTGGCTTTTACATACTCTATCCACTCGGATTCACTTTTAATTTCAGCTGACTTTTCTGCTAAATCGTTCTTTATCTCTGTGAGTTTATCTGAAATATTTATCTCAACTCCGGGTATCTTGTTTATCAGAGCTACAATTCCCTTTACGATTTCTTCAACAATTCCTATGACTCTAACCGCTAAATCAAGAAATAATATCTTTATTGATGCTACAGGATTCTTAAATGCATTCCCGAAGAAATTAATAAAGTCTGCTACTATATTCCATAAAAAAAGCAAATATGTTATAAAATACTCCGGCAAATACTCCAATAACTCCACCAATAAATCCGAATATCTGCTCCCATGATACACCTAATTGCCTAAGTGCCGAAATGATAATCGCAATAATGACTACAATCCAAAACATCGGCCCAAACGTTGTATTCCATGCTGCCTTTATCTTTTTTAGAGGCGGAATCATAGACCATAAACTTTTTATAACATATAAAATCGCTACACTACCCACAATTCCCAGCAAAGGTATGATTGTATCCAAGTTATTGGAAATCACATCAATCAGCCATTCTACAGCTTGAGCAGCAAACTCAAAGCCAACAATTATTCCATTAATGAACTGCTGAAACTTTTCGTTTGCAAGCAATTTGCTTATTTTCTCCATAACTGAGCCAAATGCCTGGATTCCTCCGTTTTTAATCTTATTCCATACATCAGCGAACGTCATAGGCATGTCACTAAACTCACTTTCTATATCTCCGCCTGCTTTAAACATGGCGTTCTTTAATATGTCTGCCGTTATATACCCTTCTGAACTCAGTTTTTGCAGCTCATTTATGCTTTTACCCGTATATTCGACAATTGCATCTGCAATCTTCGGTGCACTTTTCATAATGGATGTAAATCCACTTTCATCAAGCTTACCGGATGACATGGCTTTGGATATACTCGACATAACATCGGATTGTTCAGACTGGCTCGCTCCTGCTAGTTTCGATGACATTTGCACCAATTCAGTAAAAGCTAACATTTCATCTACGTTATTGCCAAAAGATTTTTCAAGTGCCGGTCCCATCTGTGAGACAGCGCCTACCATATCCGAATAGGCGCTTCTTGAATGATTAGCTGCAGCAAAAACTTTACTCTGCAGTTCACTCTGTTCCATTAAGCCATTATTTACTGCATTCAGCTTTACACCCAAATTAACGTATTCATCAACAAAGCTCATACCTTTTTTTATTTTTGAAAGGCTTAACATATTTTTGACAAATTTCTTTATACTTTCGCTTAATTTATTAGCTTTCTTTTCAGTTTCTTCAAGGTTTTTGTTAAAATTTATCGTATAATTGTTAACATTTTGCATTCGAGTTAACATATAAGTCACTTGCGTACTTACCATTTTAAGCCCTAATGAATATTTATTTAACGCAACAAGTGCACCGCCGCTATCAAACGGTATAATGTCTTTGCTTCCTATCACTGCAGGCAGATTGCTGTTCATTGTCTCAAGCATACCATCTAAAGTAGCCATTACCCTTTTCTACCTCCCTTCGCCTTGAGTTTTCTTGCCTGTTTCTTTTCCTCCTCTATCCTGACTTGTATACTAGCGTAAACGAAAGCTTTTTCTCTTTCACTCATCTCAGCCAAAACCGAGGGAAGAATGTGCAGTTTCTGGAGGGCAAAGTGAGCGAGTACGAACTCCGCATCACCTTGCCTTATTCGTTTTTTGCTTCTTCAATATCCTCATTAATATCTACATCCAGCCCGCTTAATTCCTGCACAGCCTTTGCAAGCTCCGCGAATTCACCCACCAGCAGCATATTTTTCAACACTTCGGTTTCCCCAAGACCATAAACTTTTTGAAGCTCAGCATCTGCAAGGTTCGGAAATACAACTGCGGCTGCAGTCAAAGCCTGAATATATTCCATTCGGTTAAAGACTTCCTGACCTTTTTTATCTTTCTTTGTATACTTCCTGATAAGCTGTTCGTTTTCTTTTTGGGTAATCGGCCTTATTATGAAAGGTATAGGCTTGCCGTTCTCCTGAAAACGATTGGATACAATTACCTCCCTGTTTTCCACCTGAATTGGATTTAAAAATGCTTTTAATGAGCTCATTAATATACCCCTTTCCTAATTTTTATTTTATTTTGATTTATAAGAAAGCACCTGGGGCAAAGTGAAGTCAGGTCCAGGAGAGCACTGCCATGTAAATACCCTGGATACCTTGACTGCAAAACAGCGTATGAACAGCTAATGCTACAAAGCTGCCATATACCTTCGCTCCAAGGTGCTTTTTATAGTTTACATAACTCTAATCATCTGAATATTATTTGATATCACTTGAATGCAATAAACATTGCAAACTTCCCATGTGACATTTCTTATGCCGTTTATCTGTAGTTTTCCGGCAAAGCGAATGTTTCAAGGCTTTCAATATCATCAAAGGTGAAATCGGTATCAAATGTAACAGGATCGTCTGATCCATCATCAAGTATTGCTACAGGCACTGATGCCAAAATTACATTGGTCAGTACAACTTCCTGCTTTCCTATTGTTGATTGCGGATCTTCATTCTTTATTTGCAGTTTGATACCTTTATAGTTTCCGGTCTTTATATATTGCATTGCCTGGTTAAACGCATCACTGTTCATAAAATACATTGTCATGGAGCCGGTTCCGTTTGCTCCCACTACTTTGTGCTGTGTCATCCTATGCCCCAGCATTCTTTTTTCCTGCACAACATATTCTATCTGTGCAGTCAGGTTTGATATTTCAAACAGTTCCCTGTTTTCACCATTAATCGTTATATATGCTTTGCCCTCGTGTGAGGATATGGTATCTGACAATCTTGTATAATTTCCAGCCATGTCTTAACTCCCCTTCCTATGATTATGATAATGAAATTGTAATGTAAATTTTTTCAACACTGTCAATGGGCTGAATATAGCAGTTTATCACTATCGAATCAGAATCTCCGCCGGGCAGGACCGTTACATCCTGAGCATTAAAGTTGGTTATGGCATTTAAGCTCTGAAGCTCATTGAAATATTCAATAAGTGTGGCTCTTAATAAAGATCTGCCGTCATCATTGTTGTTTACCTTGCCCACATAATTTGACTCGAATATCTCAACAATATCGTTGTTTATACCGTCAATGGTGCGAACAACCCTGTTCTTCGTGAAATGCTTGCCCTTCTCAGGTGTAACTGTCGTCAATGAGTTTATGTCATAAACTACAGTGACGTTTTGAGCTGAGTCCACTTTTAACACAAATTTGCCTGATGTAATAGCTTCTTCCATTTCTGTTTTTGTCATTCTGGGAACGACATCAATGGCTCCTTCATATTTTCTTCCGGTATTTGACTGGCTGATGCTCGCTCCTGCCGTTATCCCGGCAACCCATGCGGTAGTCTGTGCAGCCGTAAGTTCACTGCCGTCAGACAGTTTAACCCCCTGGCAAACATTGATTATTGCCTCGTTGTCAGCGGCATAATCCGCTAATACAGCCTGCAGCTTGATACCCTCATCTTCGCGCATTGCCTTTATCCACTGGGAAATTGTCTCCTTATTGGCATCATAGCCTTCTCCGCTGTACGGATAACACAATACATTAAAGGACACTGTTTTTAAATCTTCCAATGCCCTTTCCACGGCAGCAGCCCCGTGAGAGGTACCCAGGTTATAGACAATAACCGTCTTTGCACCTTTCAAAGCTTCATTAACAAGCTTCTTGTCCTCACCACTTACTCCTTCCGGATATTTGCTTTCATCCGTTGCCGTAACGGTATACATTTCACCTACCGTTCCTGCTGACATTTCCTGAAGTAATGCCACAGTCCCCCTGTCACCCACTGTAATAGACAGTGGAGCATTAGTTAAGAAATTTATATAAGCTCCGGGCAAAATTTTATTTTTACTTGTCCATGTTCCTGCCATATGAATCCTCCATTCTTTTTTATTTTTTAAATGAATTTAATCGTCTGATTACCTTTTAGTTTTAAATGTGTATAATGGCTTGCTTCCTTTGCATTTTTGAGCATATTTCTTCTTTTATCTCGGAGTAGCTGACATCAAATGTGAAATGCAACACATTATCTTTTATTTCCGCCTGTTTGTTTGAGATTCTGCAGCCGTCAATTTTATCAAATGCTCTGAACAAATTCTGTTGCACGTTCCAGCAGTCAACTTTTATCCCCGTACTGTCTTTATCGCTGAAATATGCTATATCAAAGGAAAGTGTGCTTTTAAACCTGTTATTTAATCGCTTGCCATAGGTTTGCTTTGTAAGAGTTATTAAAAAATACGGCTTCGCATAGTTTTCAGGGATGTCTTCATCATATACGTTAAAACCTTCAGGATATGTTGCAAGCAACTTGCTTGTAATTGATTGTTTAATCTCATTTATCATGCTTTAAATTCACCCCCTCTGTCATTTTTACAAAGCCCCTTCGGCCTCTCCACCAATGCTACACTTTAAGCAAATTGCAGACGCAATTTCGATTGGCTTCCGGCATTACAACCTGTTGATGCCTTGCGCTTTTCAGCCGGCATAAATAACTCTTTGTAAGTTTCCTTTAATACGGCAAGCTGTTTATCAATACCATATACTGTACCGTCAGAACCGACAACCAACTCTGACCTGTCAAATTTCGTCATTAACAGGTCAGGGTATTTGGCGTCGGTTAATTTAGCCTGTATTGCAGAATTGATAGCCATTTCCTTAAGTTTTGCCTCATATTTTTCTATTGCTGATTTGTTTGCCTCCTGAAGTTCTTTCATGGCCTTTTCAATCTCTGCATTATATTTGACTTTCTCCTGCAGATCTGCAAGCAGTTTTTCCCTGACTCTCATTTGCTCCTCAAGATGTTTCTTTTTCTCGTTTACTTCATCAAATCTCGTTTTGGGAATATAACACCTGAGTTCTTCTTTAAAGACATTCAGCACTTTCTCTGCCTGTTCTTCAGTTAACCCAATTTTCATCAATTGAACTTTGGTCACAGTTAACTCCCCCTTCATCTTCACTTTTTACCTGGTCGTGTCCAGTGATGTCCTGTTCTTTTACGTCTGCAGTACCGAAAAGACGAAATAATAAAAGCACCTGGATTTCAGATGCTTGTATATGCATTAAAAATTTTACTTGCTAAATTTTATATACTATTGAAACTTCCCCTTATTAAGTTTGGCAACATTACTCTTACTGCATGAATTTGCTGCCTGTAAATTCTTTATCAATATAAATAAGACAAAAATTAGGTTTGAGTTAAGGTCATATATCTTTATCTTATAATCTAACCTTAACTTGCCTTAATTTTTCTCATTTTCTACTTTGCCTTTTTGATTTTTCTTTTATCAGTTATTGATCTCTTCATATTTTCCAGGCTTTTGTTTATAATGTCCTCTAACCATTTGTTCCGAGGCTCCATTGGCACGTAATTGCCGCAGTCTTCCATTCCTATGAAATTTTCATCTTCCAATCTGCTGCAACCTAAGCAGTCTGTACACCATCCTGTCAATTTTCTCTGCATAGTATCACTCTCACGCATAAAATTACCCTGCGGCAATTCCCGCAGGGCTTTAAAGGATTATAAATTATTTACTTATTAAGCACTATTTACTATTTTGCTTATTTTAATATTATCATGAATTTATAGCGACAAACAACGTCATTTTCGTTTATCTCAAAAATTTCTTTAAGCTCTATGATGAAGTTTTACTTAACTGCCGCCAACAAAAATAACCCTGCGGTTCTTTCCACAGAGTTATTACTTTGTTCACTTTCTATTCATAATTTTGCTTATTTTAATATTATCATGAATTTGTAGCGACAAACAACGTCATTTACGAATTCATGCTTAAAAATTTTTTTAGTTTCCTTTGTGCCGTTCGTATGTTGATTCCCGTTCTTTCTTCTATCTGCTCCCAGGTGAGGCCGTCTACATATTTGCTTTGCAGTATTATCCTAGTCTCTGTATCAGGTACTGTTGCTATGTATTCGGTTGCCTCCGCAATTTTATCCATTAGTTTGTTCAATCTGTCTTCCAACTGTTTTTTTAGTGCACGTACCTTCCTTTCATAACCTTTCATATCAATGCCTGTTATTCTTATTGTGTGTTGAATGTATGGGAAAGTTCTTGATGAACCTCTCACGGTATCCGTTACCGTGTTTTTGCTTGCTTCATATTCTATATCTTCTATTTCTTTTTTTATAGCTTCTATTTCTATTTTTAAGTTTTGTATTTCCGCAAGTTCTTCTTTTTTCATTTGAAATCTTCCTCCATATTTCACTTATACAGCGCCTTCAATACACAAGTTTATGTTAATTCGGCGCCATGTAATTTTTTCATTTTCTATGAAGATTCAAGCAAACGTAATATTTGAAGGCCTTTTACGACATATATTTCACCTCTGCAATTTTTAATTGCAATTTGCGTTTGCAATTTTATAATAATCGCATTTTGCGTTAATGTCAATACATTTTTTGAAAAAAAATTGCATTTTGCGTTTATGACTTTACAATTTGCGATTGCAAAGGTATAATATAATTAACCAATATATAGAAAGAGGTAACAAACATGAGCCCCAACAAAACCCATGGGAAGGATTATGAAGAGTTCGGAAGAAGGATAGCAAGAATAAGGGAGTTAAAAGGGCTGAGTCAAAAGGATGTAAGCAAGCTTTTAGGTATTCCTCAAAGTACATATGCCGGATATGAAACAGGCACAAGAAAAATACCGCTTTCTTTAATAAAAGAGCTATCCAAATTATACGGAGTAAGCTCCGACAGTCTCCTTGGAAATGATACTTCCGAAGAACCCATAACATTGGCGGCACATTTCGAAGGAGATGACTTCACGGAGGAGGAAATTCAGGAAATATTAGAATATGCAAAATACCTGAAATCCAAAAGAAAACAAAAGTAAAATCCGTTTCTCTTTTAGGAGGTAGTTGATTAATGAGCTATGACGATTTAGTTCTGGAAGCGGAAAAAGAAGGTATTAAAGTAATAGAATATAAATTTAAAAGTGCCAGAATAAAAGGCTTATATTCAGACGGAGTTATTACCCTAAATTCAGCAATCAATTGCACTACGGCTGAAAAGAAGTGTATCCTGGCTGAAGAGATTGGTCACTATCAAACTTCTTACGGGAATATACTGGACCAGAAAGATACAGGCAACTTAAAACAGGAAAAGAAAGCCCGGAATTGGGCTTATGAAAAACTAGTCCCTGTAAGCAAACTCATTGAAGCATATAAATCAGGTGTTACAAACCGTTATGAGCTGGCAGAGTTTTTGGACCTGTCGGAAGAATTTTTAAATGATGCAGTAGCACATTACCGTGACAAGTACGGTAAATATATAAAACATGGTAATTACCTGATTTATTTTGAACCTTTGGGTGTCTTGAAAATTATTGAATAA